TGCGTTGGTTTAGCGATGGGAGGTATCGCTCATAATTCATATGAGGTATCAATAGACTCACGGGAGCGATTACGCTGCAACCGGTAGTGTTGATCGAAACCAACTACTAAATCAACTTCATAGAATTGAATGTTGGTATCTATCATCTCTATGCAACCCTCAACTGCAATAGGACGTGCAAAGTATTGTAGGATAGAACGCAAAAATCTCCTAAATCTTTGTCTTTTGTTGGCCGGAAAGACCGGGGGTACTGGCTCCACCGGCCTATTAAACTCGAGCCAGATGTTTAATTCGGTCTTTGACATGGTCTCTAACAGGTTTGCCAGCCAATTCAAGATCACAAATTTTATTAACTTCTCTTGCGATGTTGCGACCATCACGAATCACCTCCGGAATAGCGTTAACAACTCTAAGGACGTGTCCAAAGAGTTTGCCAATAAAGTTATAGCTTTCTGGGTAACCGTGTGGTTGCTTCGCGTTAAAGGCTTTCACAATCTCTACTGCTTCAGGCTGAGCAGGAGGACAACCTGTGGCAAATGCTCCAAAAATTGATTCCTGACTGGGTACAATCTCGACTGAACGATGGACTTTCAACATCGGTCGAGCTGCTCTGGGGATTCCTTGGAAATTCACAACATTAATACCGAAATTGGAATCAAGTGTATCAAACCAACCGGTTTCCAAGTCACCAATGTCTTTTGCCGTGGTTTTAGAAGTGGCAAACACTACCTTACCATATGTCCCTGCTGANGTGACGCTCATAATAGGTTGGAAAATCGCTCCGACGGTGTAGATTCCGTCGGTTTCCTTTAGCAGGTCAACCATAGTCCTTGGATTCTGTTGTAGCATATCAGCCTGAGTAACTGGAGGAATGGCGATGACCTGAATAGAAGTGTCAGCGTCGTCGAGGAACTCAGATGATGTATTAGTATACAACCTAACGCCACCATAACTAGTGGTGTTAACAAGGGATGGAATGCTAGCAATTTGAATTTTGGTGGACTTCGTCGCGTTTTGCAAATAGATGACGTTTTGGTTAGGTGCAATTCCCTGGATATAATTGACCTCGTCACCAACTGCAACGGCGAAGGTATTACCAGCATTACGGTAGGCAAACTTGGATTTTACTTTTGTTGTGGGGAGCGCCGTAGGCAACCCTGTGAAAAACGGGAAAACAGGATTGCGTGGAGTGTTTACATCAGTTGGAAGTGTGTTCAGGAATAAAGTTGCGCTATTGTCTAGATCACCAAATCTATAGACAGTTGTGCGCAGTTCAATTGGTTCAAAACCCGCCAAAATGCCTTCTGCGTTTTGATATGCTTTGGAGCTGACCGATAGAGGATAACGCATTACAGTGCAAGTACCTTGATTCACAAGATCAGGTGTGTTGAATGCAATAGACATACCATTCGACGAGAAACGATAGGACTCAATGGTAGTCGAAATTCCAACACTGCCGGGCGGCACCAATTCTCTGAGGGCAGACGTATCAAACGCCGACCAATAAGTGCCAGAACCTNNCTCCACCCACCTAGGGTAGAAGGAGTAAGCCGGATCGTCAATAGAAGCGAACGACTCACTAAAAGCTTTCATAGTTACATCATCAAATTCCCCATCATTCGGCTTAATAATCATGAAAGTCAAGCATCGAAATGTGGGTACCATGAAGAATAGGAGAGAGTAANTNTNACCCGTAAGATCTGTTTCTCCAGTCACAGTCCAGGGGAAGGTGAGCGTGGCAAGACCTCGAAAGAAAGCTGGCGCTGAAGTTTCGAGAGCTCCATCAGGGATTCGACCTGAGTCAACAGTTGATCCATGTTCTCCACAAGGATCGCAACATCTCTCAATAAAAGCTTCTGCTTGCCAAGACATTCCTGCTGAGTNTCCGCCNNAACCTCCACTNCNTGGACCAAGGTTCCCAAGCGCAGTTGCAACTCCTTCTGGAAGTCGGGTTGTTCTGGGTAGGGGTTTGCGGCTACGGCCCCTACTGCTGTGGGAATTGCTACCTCCTGGCTTACCATTGGTGTCACAAGTCTCCTTGACCTGGACATGGTTCGTATCCTCCA